AAACTCTGTCTTTTCTTTTTTAAATTCTGCTATTTGTTGTAGCCCTTTATCAATCATAGAATTTTGGTCTTTTACAACTGTGTATTCTACACCAGCTTGTTCTGCTAAATGCATAATTAACATAGTCAAGTCTTCACCAGTTAATATTGCAACATCAGGATTCATAAGTCCCTCTGAGAATCCTGCTAATAACAATGAGTCCACAATAGTTGATATAGGTATTTGTGCATCTACTAAACTTAACAATTTATCTGCTGTATCGTCTTGCTCAAACTTATCCATGAAATAGTCCATAGCCTCATCAGGAGTGTTTAACATAGGTGGTTTGTCCCACGGATATATGCCTGGAGTTTTTGTTAAAGATTGTCCTGGGATAGCAGTATCAAACGAAGAGCGTTCTTTACCACTAGGAAGTTTCATAGTGTCTTTGAGTTCAATATTCATTGTTATGTCCTACTTGTTAATAGACCTAACTGTTTCTTTAATATAGAATTGTATATGCTCTGAGGTCCATATGTTCGTGTTTCCACAGGTGCAGGTCTTGATTTTTGTGAAAAGTAACTTGCTCTTCTTCTTTGAGGTCTACCAAATTTTCTATATAAATCAACATCTGGTGGTGCTTTTAATTGTGTTTGTGGTAACTGACTTCCTTTGCCAAACTTTTGCATAACTAAATTAGTGGCTATTGGAGCTATAATACTCATCATGTTTGATTTTCCTAACTTCTATTGATTGCTGCAATACCTAAGGCAGATATAAAACCACCGATAGCGTTAGAAGATTTCTCATCTAAGTATTGATTGTACAAGTCAGCAGTTACATCTGCTTCTAATATTGCCATGGCATAATTAAATGCTCTGTCTTGTGAGTTTTCAGCAGAAGTGTATGCGTAGTCTGCTTCATCTCTATATTGTTGCCATATATTATTAAGTGCAGTGTTTGATATATTTAGGTAATTAGCTGCGTTAAGTTGATTAGCTGCGTTTATAGCCGCAGTGTTAGCTGTGTTTACGTTTCTACGCCAGGTAGCGTTAGACTGTGCAATCTCTACAGCATTCTTTACATTGAACTGGTCTCTGCTATTTTGCATGGTAGCACGGAACTGATTAAGTGCATTTGCCTGTCCTGCATTAAACTGTTGTTGTGCATTGAACTGTGTAGAGTTTAATTTATTTATGTCAGCAGTCAAAGTCTCAAAGAACTGATTGACTTGATTTTGACTTGTTGCATTGAAGTTTTGTGCAGCGTTTTGTGCTGCTTGGTCTGACAACAGTGTTTGCATTTTAGCTTGTTGATTTAAAACTTCAGTCTGTTGTGCGTTTGTTAGATTAGACATATCCATCTGCAAGAAACCTTGTGCATTTAGCACCATAGCCTGTTGCCTGTTGTTTAGGTTTGCCATGTCCATCTGTGCAAGAGTCGCAGCATTAGCTAAGCCAGTTGCTTGTGCGTTACTTAAGTTCTGTAGATTAATAGTTTCTATAGCCTTAGAGTTTGCAAACACACGTTGTTGCTCTTGATTAAAGTTTAAGTTAGCTGCTTCAGCAAATTTTTCAGCGTTGAGGATGTTTGCTTGTTGTTGGTTGGAGAGTGTTTGTCCAGCTAAAGCGGCTTGAACTTGCATCTTTGCAAGAGCAGTTTGTTGTCTATTGGATGTATTAGCCAAAGACACATTTAAATTATTTTGAGTATTTGTCAAGTTAGCCTGCTGTTGATTGTCCATTATTTTTACAGCAGTTTGATAATATGTTTGAGCATCGGCAGTTGCTATCGGTACAGAAGCCTCAAGTATGGCTTGTGTTATAGCAGCTCCTGCCATGGATGATGCGGCTAATCCTCGCTGAGCCATTTGTGCAGTAGCAGTACGAACTACTCCAGCAGCCCATGATGGCACTTGACCATCTTGAAATTGTTGAGATATACGAGATAACTGACCTTGTACAGTCATCTCTGGTGTAACAGCCATGGTTGCACCTTGTATATTACTTACAAAGTCTGACTGTGCTGCAGTTGTATCACCTAAGAAAGCTGTGTCTGCAACAGCACCAGAAACTACTTCTGGGGCAGTCACGGCTCTCATAGCTGTATCTGCTTGACTTATTAATCCTTGAGCAGTGCCCTGTTGAGCTTGGGCTTGAGACCTAGCTCTTTCTTGTTCTGTTACCTGTGCAGCTTGTGCTTCTCTGGTTAGCCCTTCACCTGTCTGTGCAACTGCTGCAGGTGTAGTTGCCCCTACTAAAGACGGCTCTACAGTTGCCGCTGGAGATATTGTTGGTGCGGCTGCTAAGGCAGTTTGTGCTTGAGATATTGGTACTTCAGGAGTTCCTTGAAGTGCGTAGGCTTCAGGAGATATTTCTTCACCTGGCTGTATTTGTTGTGATTGTGGTATATATTGTCCCTGGGCAGGCATGGTTGGGTTAGTAACTTGCTGACCCATATATTCATCGACATTTGTAGTATTAGAAACATCACTTCCTGGAATTTTTGGTTTTTGTACTGGACCCATTAAATTGTCATTTGCCATTATCTACTTCCCATCAACACTTTGTCTAACTTATCTTCTAATCTTCTTAGTGCATCCATCAACTCATGCACATCATCTTTTACATCATCTCTACGTGCATACTCTTCTCGTGTCTTGTTCAAGAGTATCTGTATACGTTTTACCTCTTGGAACATCTTGTTAAATGCCCAACCGAATGGTACAACGACCATAGTCAGGATTATGTTCCAAAATAACATTGGGTCAATGCTTTCCATGTTAGTCGGCATCCTCTATTGTGTTGCCTTCAGCTACCCATTCTTGGATTGCTTGGTAGTGTCTGTTAGCAGGGTCTAGTGGCACAAACATTTCTTGTCCATCTATTGTGGCTTTTATTATTAATTTATCTTCATTTACATATTTAGTTGATGATATATTCATTTTATAACTCTGCGTCTATATTAACTGTTGCTTCATCACTTTGTCCTCCAAAATGTGATAGAACACTTGCATCTCCTGCTGATAGTCCACTAGATACTGTTAAAGTTCCTCTCATTTCTTTGTCAGTAGTGCTAGTTGCTGATATGTCAGTTGCTGCTCCTGTGTTACTGCCATTTGATGTAACTGCCGTAAATGTTCCTGCCGCAGAAAATGTAAATGAAGCACTAGCTCTTTTAACTACTTTGAAAGGATAAAGAAACTGAAGTCCAGTGCTACTAAAACATTGACCTGCAATTAGTAAATGATAGTTTACAGTAGTTGAAACTTTTTCAAAATACCTCTGACACAAAGCTAGTTCTTCCCCAAATGACCTATGCTCAAATGGTGTGGCTTGTGAGCCTACTTCTAGTTGTATGCCAGTAAGAAAGAATGTTCTGTCTGTGCTATCTGCTAAAGATGTTTGATTATCTCCAACTCTTTGAGTTGCAGTAGTATGCCATACATTATCTGTATGTGTGCCACTAGTAAAGTTTGAGCCTACAAAAAGCCAAAAGTTTAAACGGATTGAATTACCATTATCATTACCTAAAACTCCAGTTGTATCTCCATCAAAAGTTAAAGAAACTCTATTCCATGAAGTTGTTACTGAAAACTCTTGTGCATTATATCTATTATTATCTACATCCTCTATCTCTAAAGTATATGTAGCATTTGCATTTCCTTTTACATAAAAAGATATAGTAAATTTTTCTGCATCAGATGTACCTTTTTTTAGTTGTTGTACATCAAACCCTTCTAATTTGTAATGTAATATAAGATATTCAGCAGCCCCTATACTAGTGTCTGCTGTAGTACAATCTAATTTTAATGCTTTTGTAAAACCACTTAAATCTGTAGGACTGTCTTGTGTCATTGTAAATCTAGCAGAAGTTGATGAAAAATTTAATTGAAATCTGTCTACAGTAAAATATCCATCTGAAGCACCTAAATCGGTAGCACTTGTGCCTCTCTGTGCCACTTGCATCGCACCATTAATTATCATGTTGCGTCTACCCCCAATCTGACTATTGGTTAGGACTTCACCCATCTTTGCTAATTCTGCTGCTTTTGTCATTCGTTATTCCTGTTGCTGTCATAAAGGTTTAGTTGGTAAAGAATTTTGAATAGACGATTCTTTTACCTGAACTTTATCATCGTCTGTCATATTATCGTAAGTTGTCTCCCATGTTTTTGGAAAATCACGAAGTGCTTGTCTATATGTTTTCCAAGCTGCATCATTAGAAAGATTAACATCTCTTGCTTGTGTCCAATCAGAATCAACAAGAGCTTTATTGCGAACATCTCTGCATAATGACATCACAAAAGTTTTCCAATCACTGGTAGGAGTAGTAGTTGAGTTTGATGTCATTTTTTAATCCTTAATTAGTAATCGTAAATCCAGATATAGTTCCAACTATTCTAACCATTCCTGTTAAAACAACACTACCAGTATCAAGTCTAAGTTGATAAGTTGTTTCGCCTGATGTTCCATTCCAAGATATGTTTTCTATTATATTACTAGCATATGGTCCATCACTTTCAATGCTATCATGTCCAGTATATCCGTCATATCCATTTATAAATCCACGCTTAATTACACGAGCAGAAGAGTGACCAGACCAATCACCCGCATAACAAATTACTTCATAATAATATCCAGAATGTTGACTTCCAGTATCAACTGTAAATATAGTAGTGTTACTTGTACCAGTGCTAACAGAAAAAAATGCTTTAATTTCTCTATTAGATGAAGTTCCATCACCTTTTTTATGTTGTTTTTCATCTCCAATAACATTAATACCTTCTGATGTTGTTTCAAACTTTTTGCTATCATCATTATAAAGTTCAACTGCACCATCAGCAGTATATAATGACATGGTTTCAGAACCATGTTGAAATCTAATTGCTGTGCCATCTGATTTTAATCTTAATTCTCCAGTGCCAGTATCTTCAATATAACTATGATTAGTGTCGTGATAAATTTCTAAATCACCACTTGCACCAAGTTTAATCTTATCATTATCACCCATATTAAGATGAGTAGCTAGAGTTGTTTCACCAGTAACAGCAAGTGTTCCACCCACTGTGCCATTGCCTGTCACATCAAGCGTACCTGCCATCGTAACATTACCATCAAACGTACCACCATCTGCTTTACTTACAGTGTCTGCGGCACTAAAAGCATCAAAAACTATTATTTCTACGAGATCATCAACTGACGCTCCTTGAGCTAAAACAATAGCTGTACCACTTGTAGATGTGTAGTCTGCATCACCTAACTTTACACCATTTTGATACACGTCTACGAAGTTACTGTCTTTGTAACTTAAAGATGTACCCTCTGCACCTGCACCACTGAAACTAGTCTGCCCAGTCGTAGCAGTATAAGTGTGCTTTCTTCTAACTCCAAATTGTGGACTGACTC